TATATGCATTTGTTACGGATATAGCTGTGCCAGGGCTTACTCTGCCGGGTTTAAAGAGTCTGTTGTGCTCTGGATGCAGGCACATAATCAGTCATCCCGGAAAGCGGCGGCGGCGGAGTTTCGTATTGCAGCCGCCTGTACCGTAAGCAAGTGGGAGCGCCTTTATCGTGAAGGCGGTATTGTTGCTCTACAAGATAAACCCAGAGGGCGTCCAATAAAGTCAGGGAAGAACGAAACGTCAGATAAAGAACCTGAAAATCCCCGTGCTGTGTTCCAGAGCGCTGAAGAAGAGCTTGAATACTTGCGGGCGGAGAATACCTATCTACTTCAAGCCTTGATCCGGGAAAAGCAGAAGACAAAGCTAAACGGCCTGAGTCCGGTACAATACCGGACTCAGGCCATGTCAGCCGCCAGTTAAGAAAGTGTCCAATATATGGGATTCACTTCACAAGGGCGGTTAGTTTGTTCAGAACAGGTCATTCCATATTTACGGTATAAAGTACGACATCATCAATATTTTTATGCGGGAGATTATCCCCACAGATATAACCGTTCTCTACACGACGAGCTTCTGCTTCCTTATCAAGGCCATCGTTACGGAACGCAAATTGTGTGGTTTGAGGGTACGCTTTTGTTTCTGAAAAGGTCATACCACAGGCAACAAGGAAATCAACCTTGACACCAGTATCTTCAAGTTCATCATTACGCCCGTCTTCTGGTACATTAAGGTAGTCCAGGCATAGATTCAGACTGAAAGGCATATTATTCAGTACATCATTTCCAAAAACCGGCCCGTACCCGGTAACAGAATTTTGCTCGGCCACAACCGTGCTTTCTGTTTTCATTTTCATAGTTATTCCTTTCAGCGGGAACTGATAGTAACTATTGCCATCAACAACAACTTCTTCCCCCTCACCATAGTCATTTATAGAGACATAACGTTTAGGCCACATTGACAACTCAGGAAGACCCTCATTTGTATAACGCCAGTTATTAGTCATCAGTAAATAGTTCAGTGATTCATAAACTGATTCACTTTCAATATAAACCGGCAGCCCGACAGAACCGGCCAGAAGAACAATTTTTCCGCATTCTTCTGGATTAAACTGCTTAATAACGTCCATAACCTTTGTGCTAAGGTTAGACATGTAGTAATCAACGAGTTGTTCCAATTCTTCCTTGCTTCTTAACGCATCCCACGGAGCATTCCAGTAAAACTCAGGCACAGTCACAAACAGGCATTCGCTGTTACCCTGCCGATTATTAAGTGCACTGTTAATACCCTGGGTAATAAATGCAGCTTTCTCTTCAAGAATACGTGCAAGGTAATCTTGCAGATTTTCATCTTCACCACGATCAGAATGAGGAACCCCGATATATGAATAATGAGACCAGAACGTTAATTTTTTAATTAAGGCAATATCAATAATCATCTTTTTCTCTCTATGTTATGGAAGTAGCTTTATTAGCTGATTTGCGCATGCGACTGCGCGGTATAGTGGATACAAAAAAGCCCGACCGAAGTCAGGCTGATAATGCTGGGTTGCTGATGGTGAATCTTCGTGCGGGTTGTCATACCCTCTACTTCAGGCACTGCTCCCGAATGTACTGCTGCAACCCTGCTATCTGGCTGGTTGCGGTGCTGATCCGTTCTCTGAGAGTGAAATAATCCCGCTCAGCGGTGTCAGTAGGTCGGGCGCTGGCTGCATGAGCGCCGCCGGTGGCGCCGGAGGTGTCTGGTACTGGCGGGCATGTGGCTGAAACGTGCAACCGCTTACGGCCATTAGCAACATCAGCGCGCAGCTGCTCAATAGTCGTTTTTGCATCTGCCAGTTCTCCCTGATATTTAGCATCGAGCGCGGCGGCGGCGCGCTGGCGCTGCTGCATATCGTGAATTGTTGCCCGCTGGGCGGCGACCTGCTCTACAGCTGCGTGATACTGATCCCGATAATGCACAGATAACCGGCACGCAGCCACGAGTGCCACTATCAACACACCCGTTGCCGGAGTTCGCCAGTTCATGACAGAAACAGCTCTCGTTCAGCAGCGCGGCGCTTAACCAGCCCCGGCAGTTTGCGCCCACCAGCATTTACCCAGCAGTCAAACTCAATCGCCGCGCCGGTATAATCCCCAGCGTTTAGTTTTTTCAGCAACGTTGATTTAACAAAATTCCCTGCGCCCAGGTTGAATACGAACGACACCAGCGCATCAAACTGATTTTGATTAACCGGAACCTTTACGTTGCTCTCTATCGTCAGCTCCGCAACGCTGCAATCCTCTGTCAGCCACAGCTCAGCCTGCCGTGGTGTACATGTATCACCTGCGTGAACGCCGTGAGTGTGTCCGTAGCCGATAGTCAGCACGCCCGCCGGGCAGCGGTACGCTGAAAGCTGGCAGCCCTCAAAGCGTTTAATCAGGTCCAGCCCTTTCTCACTGATTTGCATTCCGCACCCCCGTCAGTCGTTCCCAAAAATACGTTAGGGCAACAGAACCCATCGCGCCGCTGATACCGGCGGCAGCGAGAATGGCGTAAAAACCCAGACCGCTTTCAACGCTGACCAGCCCACCAATTACGCCAGTGAACCCGGACACAACAATCTGCGCGCCAGCGTTAAACCAGCTCAGTGCCGCTTTTTTTTGCCTGACGTCTATCAAATAGCGAACGAGACCGCCCCAGCAAGCCAGCCCAAGCAGAACCAGCCAGGAGATCCCCGCCATACTTTCTTTTTCGTGCATATGTTTATGCCATGAATCACCTCGCTGACGCGGGTGCAGTTGATAAGCGCCGGGGCGCAAAAACGAAAAAGGCCCACCAAAGTGAGCCTGTGAAGAGGTGCCAGATGGCGTCTGGTGGCGCATTCCTCAATTTGCTATCGTAGTACCGCCAAATAACCACAATATTAGCGAGGTAATTACTATGAGCGATAAAAAGCCCGTAACAAGCTTTGACCATATGCCAGCAGGGCTGGCAAAGGCCATTGCAGAGCAGGCAAAGCAGCAAGCGCAAACAACATCTCAGCCTGAAGCCACAAAAGACTCAGGCGGAGGCGAACAGAAAAAATAGTGAGGCTTTATGAACCGGGAACAAATGGCATATCAAATCTATTACTCTCATTTACTTGAAAGCATGACCAGTCGCTTTAATGGGAAAGTAAACAAAATCTTGTCGTTTTTACTGGTCGTTCTCGGTTCGGCCGTTATTAGTCACCATTTCAATCCCGCCTTCATGGGGGTGCTGATTGCCCTTATTTCTGCCTTAAATACTGTCTGCTCTTTTGGTGCATCTGCCGAACTTGCTCGCGTGCAGTCTTCCCGATACCTCAGACTTTTTAATAGTCTGCATGCCATTAAATCTGACGAAGAATTAATGCAGCAACTAATGAAAATCCAGGAAGACGACAAAATCCCCAACCCGGTAATTGCCAGGCTGGCAGAGCGTGAAGCAGGCAAAACATTCAGTGACTTCAGGGTACAAGGTGCGCCATCACGAAAAGAGAAAATTTATTCGTTCTTCATTGGCTAAAAAGGCCCACCGAAGTGAGCCTGTGAAATTTTGTATTCAATAAATTAGATAAACAATAAGATAAATTTTAACAAACCTTATCAACCCCCTTATTATCTAATTACCCCAGGCGAATACGTTCTTTAAAAAGTGAGAAAGCATGGTCACGGTTAAGTGGTCGAAACAGGCGCTAAAATAGCTAACCTCAATCGATACGCGATACCGGAAAGCCATCAATGAAAAGGTTAATCAACTGCATTTTTTCCCAGCCGTAAAGCTCAACATCAAAAAGCTACATGCTTCTGATGAATACAAGTTGTAGGATCTAAACCGCAGAAAAAAACCCGTGAACGCCTGGCAGCGCTTTATCAGTGCAGCCCCGAACAGATGACTCTTTAACAAAGGCCGCCCAGTGCGGCCTTTCCTGTAGCGCAGAAACGAAAAAACCCGCTCAGTGGCGGGTTTATATAATTTTGGCATCCTACTAAATATTGCTAAAATTTAGCTGTTTTAGTTCGTTATTGCAAGTCTTCACTGAAAATTTGCTGTCTTTTGTTGTGAGCGTGTTCTCGATAATGCGCAGAGCGCCTCTCTGTCCAGGTTCAGGAAAATATCGCGCATAGTCAGCCAGCGCTGAGCATACGTTTCTGACCATGTTGATTTACTCACGCCCGCCAGTTCGGCCAGCTGCTGATGCTGATACGTCTCTCCTCCGCGCACTTCCCGCTGTACATCCTGCGCCGCCAGCCAGATAAGCGCCCGCAGACGCGCCATCGTTTTACGGGCGACTTTTTTACCAGTCAGACCGGCGGTAAACTCCTGCCAGCCCCACTGCGCCATTTTCTCCTGATGTGCATAGCTCATATCCTCTGAATAACACCACAGGAGCCAGGCGCATTGATGTTCGGGCAGCAACTTAATGGCACGTCGCCAGCTTGCGGTAGAGTATTCGACCGGCAGCACCAGCGGAATGTGCGACCCTTTTGCGCGTGATTGTTTGCCCGGCACCGGGGGATTATTCAGCGTAATCTGCTCACCGGTTACCTCATCAACCACCCGGATTTTTTTACGTCTGTAGCGCTCCGTGCAAAACTGTGCGTTTTC